CGCGTCCAGCCTTGATACCCGCAAGCGGACAGGATTAGTGCAAGTGCCCAAACCAACCCTGCCGCCGCAAGTTTCTGGCTACTTCCCCAAGTTGCCAAAACTTTTGTCATTTGGATTAAGCCAGCGCAAGATCACTGGTGCAACAGCTGCTGCCCCTGCCATTGCCAATGTCTTTGGGTCAGTCACGCCTGCCATGTATAGGGCAAGTGCAGCTGCCAGAAATGAGCGCGCCCATGAGGCTGCTACGGCTTTTGCTTGTTCCATTTTTTGCTCTCCTTTTTGACTGCGGCTGCTTTTGCAGCTGGTGCATCTACCTGTGGAAATTCGCCCTTGTATGGCACAAATTTAGGTATGCCAAAACCGACGATTTCTTTGCCCTCTCCGTACGATCTGACCTTGACCATAACCATGCCACCATTGCGTTGATCGCCTGTCCCAGACGTATTGCCTTCAATGGTCAAACATGTCTTTGTGTCAATGAGTCCGACAACAATGCCAATGTGTGAAATGCGGTCAACGCCGTCATGTGGAAAGTCCATGAAAGCCAAATAGCCAAGCTGAGGCATAGTTGACCAGCGTTGCATTTCCTTAAATTTATGTGCGCCAACAGCTGTGCCAACAACGCTGTGAATTTTGACGCCAGCTTGATTTGCACACCAATTGACAAATGAACCGCACCACGGCAAACCGTCTGCCTTTGTAAATTTGCCGTACTTTGTAAGGTTGTCGCCTTCCTCAATTGTTCCAACCTCAGCAGCTGCAACCTCGATCAATCGGGCATTTGTGCCCTGCGGATAATTACTCATCAGCCGTCACAATTGGTGTGGATTGTTCCGCTTGTTGGCGGTCGTATTCTGACTTAGGCATTGACGTGTATTCATCGTTGCCTCGGTCAATAATTACAAAATCTGTTGATTCATTTGTTATTGGGTTTATGATTGTAATTGTTTTCACGTTAACTCCGCTGTAAAGGCAATGTAGCCGCTGGTTGATGTGGTCAATAATTCATAAAATTGTTTGACAGTTGCACCCGATACTGTGGCAACAACCGCTGGATTTAGATTGCTTGTGGAAGATGATGCAATTGCTGAAACCGCAAAAACCGCATTTCCATCATAAGCCTGCAATGAAGAAAAATCCATTGAGGTGCTATTTTGAATTCTTAATGGAACAGGCAAAGTAACAGTAAATTGAATTGTCGTGGTTTGATTAGCAACACCACGCGCTAAGCGTTGATCTGAACCACCAAGGCTAGTACCTAGACGAATGTAGTAACGCTGGCACATAGCCAATTCGCCAGCAATTGAACCGCTTGCAGTTTGGAAAGCCGTAGCGACTGAACCTGCTTCGACTTGTACGCCCCAAAAATCAATGGTTGCGGTTTGAATACCTAAATTATTTGTTCGACTATTGAAATCAGTACCAGCAGAAGTCCAAAAATAAAATCCTAAATAACTACCTGTACCAATAGTTTTTCCAGAAATTGAAGGAACAGTAAAACTAACAGAATAACGCGCCCAAGATGTGCTAAGCGTTACTTGTCCGCCATAAGTTGTGACTCTTGTTGAACCACCTGATCCAAATTGTTGGTCTGCTTCGATGCTGACTTTTGGTGTTCCGCTTGCTGCTTTTGCCCAAAATGAAACAGTAATAGTTTGATTGGCAAAAGTTCTCACATCTTCAACTCTTTGTTGTATAAAAGTGAGTGCACTAGAAAGCGTTTGTCCAGTTGAATCTAAACGCGCAAAGTTAGTTCCTTCATAACCTGCTACGGGTGCTGCGCCTGGTGTAAAAGTTTGTGCTGAATAAGTTGATGTTCCGTTACTTGCTGACATCAACCAACGATCAAAACCAAAAGTTCCAGATGTTGTTGTTGTTGTAAAGTTTCTTTGATTTATTCTAAAGTCACCATTGATGAATTTGTTTTTGCCAGCAGCCCAGTTAGATTGATACGAAAGTCCAACGGCAGTTGAACTATCTGCTACAAGTGTCTCGCCGTTGTTGCCTACTGCTAGGCGTGCTGGTGTGTCGTTTGCACTAGCTGCAACAATGTCGCCTTTTGCGTCAACAATTGAATTCTGAATTGCGTTTGCGTCGTCGGTTGTCACCCATGTGAAATCCATGTTCGTGTTTGACGCCTTAGACAAGACCTGACCTGTTGTGCCACCTTTAAGATCAACCAATGCCGTGTCAACAGCTTGCCCAAAGACCTCAAAGTCTGCTGGTAAGTCTGTGACTAAATCGGTTGAGGTTGGCATTTGCCAGCCAAAGTTTGTTGTTGGGTTTGCCATGTTGTCTCCTTATCAGACCACTATTGTCGCACGTGCCCAGTCGAGTGTTGGCGACACGCCCGACCAAGTAAATGCAGCTGAGATTTCGTCCCATTGCAAAGCCTGCAATGAGTAAGCCGTTGGTGAAATGTTAAGAGTAATCGAGAGTTGGTTGTACGACGCTTGAAATGACCAGCCCTCAACAAAGCCTTGAAAGATACCGCCCATGTTCGCTGGTAGGTCATTGATTGCTACTGCCTCACCCATAAACACGCCAATGAGGTTGTCACGGTCGCTGTTGTCTAGCTCTGGATTTGTCAGGTCAAACGTGATCTCACTAAAGATTGCTTGCGGTGTTTTGCGCAATGCAAGGTAAAAATTGGCTTGCTGGGTTGCATCAGCTGAGTTGTGCAAGGTTGTTGAAATGATCTGAGACAACGTGCCGTACTGCAAAATTGAGTCAGCGTCGCTGGCACTTTGCTCTGCACTGCTGGTTGCACCGTATTGGATAGTCAGGTTATTGCGTACGTCGCCTGCCCTTGTTTCAACGCGCAAACCAGCTGCGCGTGCTTGGTTGGCTGTCAGCTGTACATAACCATTGTTTGACAGGTACAAACTGCGGTGTGTTGCATCAGCGTAAGAAATGCGCCCAAATGCGTCCTCGTAAATGTAGCCAAGACCTGACGTTGCAAGCTTTGATACCAAAGAATAAACGTCTGTGCGCTCACTAGACCTAGCAGCTAACTCATAATCACCAGGGCGGTCGATCTCACCCAGCCCAACGTTTTCTGCTGTTGCCCATGTTGTTGTTGGGTCATAATCTGCCCACGTTTCAGCTGCTGGGACTTCTGCCCAAGTGTTAAGCAATAAGTCTGACAAAATTTCCCAGATTTGATCGCCGTCAAAATCTTTAGACAGCACGCCATTTGTCAACGCTTTTGGCAAACGAGACAACGCGCCAAGTGCTGTGATGCTGTATGTCTGGGTGAACATTGTGCTGCCTACGTCGCGCACCTCAACGGCAATGTCAACGACTGTGCCACCAAAGATTGGGACGTATGAGCTTGATGTGTCCTGCACCTGCACTGAAATGCTGCTGTTGATGTTGACAGGTATGGTCGCCTGATTAACGTCTAGCAGCTGCAAATTGACATAACCTGCTTGAGCTTGCTCGTAAATGTTTGTTCGACCTGATCTAATTGTTAGGTTAGCCAAAACCGCGTTTGTATAAGAAACGCCGTCGATCTCTACCAGCCAAACTGGTGTCCACTGGGTCATGCTATTTGCAGGTTAGTTGCGCCGCCTGTGCCGCGATAGTAGCTGTTGTTTAATGTGTCAACGATTGTGCGTGCTGTGCCTTCCTTATCAAACGCACCAGTCACGGTCAGGTTGATTGTTGTACCTAAACCAAGACGCTCAGAATTTGCTCTATCTGACAACCCGCGAGACTCAGGTGAACCTATGAAACCAGTCGTCGCAGCGGCAGCGGTTGCAGCCACTTTTGCAGCTGTTGAAATACCGCCACCGCTTGACTTGGTCGTCGCGCCACCGCCTGACGGTGCTGAAATCTTTGGAATAGTCGTCGCTGTTGTTGGCACTGTTGGTGTCTTAATTGTAGGCACACTGACCGTCGGTGTTGAAATCTTGCTGACATTTGGTAAAAACGGTATTGCGTTATAGGCAGAAATTAAAGCGTTGATACCTGCAACCGCACCTGAGATTAAGCCATTGAGAATTTTGACAACGCCAGCAATGACATCAATAACGCCACCTGCGATCTTTCCTGCTACTTGTAACGCACCGCCCAAAACTGTGCCTATGACTGGTGCAACATAGGTTGCAATCAACGCCCCAAATTCCTTGAAAGTGTCAAGGTTGTCACCGATTGCATCTCGAACATACCCAAACGCTTTAATCATGCCATTGATAATTGGCGTAAATACGCTGGTGATAATGTTGCCAAGTGTTGTGATGACACCGCCAAGACCATTGCCGTTAAGGCTAAATGCACCGCTAAATGCGTTGATGATTGGCAAAGCGTTGTTGTTAATAAAACCCATAAGCTTTTCAAGGATTGGCAACAGGGCAAAACCAATTGTTTCCTTTGCTTCGTCAAATGCAATTTGCATGCGAGCAATGCGCCCTGCGTATGTATCAGCATTTCGCGCTGCTGCGCCACCAAACAGGTCTGACAATTTGCCTTGCACCTGTGTGAAATTCATGGTCTTTAATTCGGCAGCTGATAAGCCAATGCCTAGTTTGCCCAGTGATGCTGTATTGCCGTCATAAGCTTTGCCTAAAGCATTTGCGACGCTTTCCAGCGGTTTGCCTGTGGCTGCGCTGATGTCTAAAGCTGTGGCAAGTAGTTGCTGTGCCTTTTCTGTATCTGAGGTTGATCTGACCAACCGTCCCAAAGCTGGGCGCAGCTCATCATCTGCCACACCAGTTGCCAAAGACATTTGCAAGATTGATTGCTCAGTGGCAGCAATTTGTGCCTTTGTAGCCCCTGTGGCGTTTTCTAAGGCGACGGCAAGCTGTGTCTGTGCCTTCTCGTCCTCGATTGCCGCCTTGACGCCTTCAACGCCGATCTTGATTGCGTAAGCACCAGCGGCAGCGGCAGCAGCTGCAAAAGCCGCGCCAACCATTTTGCCAACCTTGCCCATTTTGTCGCCAAAAGTGTCAACATCTTTGCTGGCTGCTTTAAGCGATTTATTGAGGTTGTCAACGTCTCCAAGTATGGAGAGTTTGAGCGTACGACTTAGACCAGCCATTATGCGTACCTCTTAACTATTTTTCCAAAAGCTTCTTCCCATTTTTTTACAATGTCTGGTTGCACTGATCTCAGTGTTGGGTAAATAAACCAACCGCGTGAACCTCCACGGCTTTCTTTACCTGACCATACTGGGAACTGCTTGTATTTGTTTGACCCAAACTCATACCCGCCCCAAACCTGCTGAGTCGTACCGCCACCGCTTAATTTCTGGCGCGCAAAGCCGTAGCCGATCTCACCAATTTTGGAGGATTTGCGCACTGATGCGCCCTCAGCAATTATCTTTGATGCGCGATTGTTGCGTTGACCAGCTGTGGCAATAACCTTTTGTTTCACAAATTCTGCAAGCTCGGAGGTGACCTCTTTGGCTTGGTCTGTTGCTTCCTCGTCCATTGCCTTGAAAGATCGCACAATGGCGCGCAGCTCAGTTTTGTCATAGCTGATTGCGTCCTTAGCCATTTGCGCGCCTTTCCAAAATCTCGATCACGGTTAAAATGTCCTCGGCTGTCTCAAAAACATCTGGGTGTAGCCCTGTTGCCAGAGCTACCTCCCAAATTATTCTGCTAAGGCTTCCGACGGCGTAGCTTTTGGGTTTGCCTCACCTACGATTACCTCAGCAATACCTTCTGTCCAAATGTCGATCGGCTTAACAGGCTTTCCAGCTGCTTCACGCTTCATAGCGTGATAGGCAAGAAATACTAAATCGGAAATGCCGATCTTTTCCTGTGCCTGAGCAATTGTGTGACCTGTGTGCTTTTCCCATTTGACCCACTCTGGCGGCGCAGCTGTGTAAGTGATCTGATCGCCGTTTGTGTATTCAATTGTGATTGGTAGTTTCATTTTGTCTCCCGATTAGTAGTTTTTAGCTAAATGTCTCAGTAGGTGTTCCCACTACGACAAATGATAGGTCAACGGTCTGTGCATCTGGTGCAGCACCGCCGACGCTTGGAAACACTGGCATTACGTTAAATGCAAAAACTGCGCCTGTAACCGCTGTCATTGAAACTGCCAGCGTTGTGTTTGGTGCTGTTTCGCAAGCTGTCCACAATGCCTCGCAAAGTGAACCTGATGCGCCCCAGTCAGCAAGCATTGAAATGTCAAAAGTCCACTGATCGTCAATGTGCTTGTAAGCCTTGCCGTCCAGTGTTTGGTATGTCTCGACGG